ACCCCTGATTTTCGCCCAGGCCTGCAAGTACGTCGACGGCGTCGAGAAGACGTTCGTCTCGCAGATCGAGAAGCTGACCCTCTTCAGCGTCCAGCAGTCCGTCCAGGGGGCGCAGAACTCGGAAGCACTGGCGCAGGAAAACCAGCAGCTGAAGCAGCTCCTGGCGCAGGCGCAGCAGTCCCTGATGGCGGCGAAGGCGTCCTCCGCCGACTCGCAGATGAAGATGCGGGCAGACCTGCTGAAGACGCAGATGCAGAACCAGAACCGCCTCGAGCTGGAGGCGATGAAGCAGCGCGGCGAGTCTTCCCGCATGGTCCTGGACGTTCAGACCGAGGCGGAGAAGGACGTGAACCGCGCGCAGGTGGAGTTCGAGAAGTCCGAAGCGGAGCGCGCCGCGCAGATGGAAGACGCGCTCGCCCTCGGCCAGGACCTCGCGGACGCCGGGATGGTCTACACCCGGAAGAACGCCGCGCGAGGCATGGAGTGATCACAAACAAGGCGCGCCGCCCCGTCAACCCCGGGCGGAAAGGAGTCGAAAATGGCTGAACTGACAACCACCGAAATGGTGACTGACGAAGAGCTGGCCGAGATGGGCTACACGGGAGAAGCGCCCGCCGAAGACAAGGCGGAAGGCGCCGAAACCGCGGAACCCGAAACGGACGGCAATCAGGACTCGGAACCGGATCCGGAAGCCGAGCCTGCGGAGTTGCATCCGGAGGGCGAGCAGCCCGCCGACAATCCCGGAAAGCTCCGCCGGGAAGACGACGATGGAGAAGAGCCGCCGAAGGTCAGCAAGAGGGCCCTGAAGCGCGCCAAGTACGAGATCAAGGCTCTGCGGCGCGAAATCGAGGACCTCAAGCGAGCGCAGGCGGAGGCCAAAACGCAGACGACCCAGTCCGCGCAGAAGCCTGAACCCATCCGGCGGGACCAGTTCTCGTCGGACGCAGACTACGTCGAGGCGCTGGTGAAATCGCAGCTCGACGCCGAAGGAAAAGCCCGAGCCCAGGCAGACGCCCAGGCGAAGGCCGACTCCGACGCGCATCAGGCCGAGGTTTCCGCGTGGGTGAAGAAGATCCACGAGAACTTCAAGTCGCAGGAAGAGCGGGACGATTACGACGAGTCGATCGAGACCGCCTTCGACGGCGACCCCGCGGCGCACATCGGCGCGATGGCTGGCGAGTACATCTGCCAGCATCCCTCCGGTCCGAAGATCCTCCGGTATCTCGCGGACCACTCGAAGGTCTGCGCGCGGCTCAAGGACGGCCACCCGTTCGAGCAGGCGGAAATCCTCCGGAACATCGTCTCCTTCGTCGAGAAGAAAGCGGCACCGAAGAAAACCGAACGGAAGCCCGTGGCACCCCTCGGGTCCATCAAGTCCGGCGGCGCCGCGTCGAAAGTGGTCAAGTCCGCGGAGGACTACTTCGAGGAAATGGCCAGATAGTCAAACCAGCCAAAACAAGGAGTACACATCATGGCTGCGATTTTCTCCGGCGCGTACAACCGCATGGCGGCTGTCCTCGCCACCAAGATCTACAAGAACCTCCCCCTCCTTGCCCACACCCGTCAGCAGGCGTCGGACAAGATCTTCAACATGACCTCCGCGAACGGCGAAACGATGCTCTACGCTCTGCCGGACTACGGCGTCGTCGGCACCGGCGGCACCATCGACCCCGCGCAGCTCACCTACTCCGCCGGGTCCGTGCCGCTGACGCTGCACCAGTTCAACATCCCCTTCACGGCGGGTGACCTGGGCAACGACACCGACATCTCCGGCACCGTGCGCGAAGCGAACGAGATTGAGGACAAGAAGCTGATGGTCGAAGCCCCCCTGGCGTCGCACCTCGCCTCCGAGATCCAGCAGAATGCCGCGAACGTCGCGATGAACGGCGCGGGCGGCTCTATCGTCGCCTCGAACACCGACATCTGGGCTGGTCTCTCCGCGGCCGCTAGCGTCATCCAGTCGACCTACGCCGCCGGGGACCTCAACGGCGTGATGGGCCCCCTGATGCGCGGCTTGGCCTCTCACAGCGCGGCGAACCAGTTCAACCCCGTCTCGGACATCTCCAAGATGTGGCGCGAGTCCGCCATCGAGCGCTACGCGAAGACGGACTGGTACGAGACCCCCGACGTCTCCTCGATGAAGACTGGCACCGCCGACCTCTCGGCGGCTGGCATCGACGTCAAGAGCTACGTCCAGGCCTCCAACACCCTGACGCTGGAAAACCTGACCGCGACCGAAACGATCACGGCTGGGACCGTCTTCAGCGTCGTCGGCGTGAACCAGTGCGACGTCTTCGGCAAGGACACGGGCATCCCGTTCTCCTTCGTCGTCCAGGCGGACGTCACCGTCGACGCCTCCGGCGAAGCCGCGCTGCTCGTCCAGCCGCTCTGGACCAAGAGCGACAACGGCGCGCTCTGCAACGTCACCGCGCTCCCCGGAGCGTCCGACACGATCACCTGCGACCTCACCCCCGACACCGACTACCTGCGCGCCATCGTCTGGGACCGCGCTGGCATCGGGACGGGCTTCGGTCGCATGGCCCCCGTCGAAGGCGCGAAGAACTTCAAGTTCGAGTCCGGTGAACGCGGCCTCTGGTTCTACGGCGCCTACATGGGCGACATCTGGAACCGCGCGAACATCTGGCGCCTCGACGTGCTCACTGGTTCGGTGGTCACCCGCTCGAACTGGGTCTGCACCGTCTTCGTGCCGATGACCTAGTCTGTCCCTCCGTCCCCAACGCCCTCCGTCGCCGTCGACCCTCCCGAAAAACAAAACGGCGGCGGCGGGGGGCTCTTTTTCAAGAGGTTTCAAATGAAGATCGTCAACGGAAAGATCCAGTTCTTCTCGAAGCCAGCCGCGCGCGTCGCGCCGGAGCCCGAGAAGGCGATCGAGACGGCCTCCGAGGCCGCTCCTGAAGAAATCTGCGACGAAAAGCCCCGCAAGGCTCCCAAGAGCGGACGCGGTCGCAAAAACAAGAAGGGCTAGACAATGATCAACGTCCGCGACATCGTAGACGACGCCTACGCCGCTCTGGGAATGATCCAAGACGGCGAACACGTCGACGGCAACTCCGCGAACGTCGGCGAACGGACGCTGAACCAGATGATCGCGTCCCTGAACCTCAACAACTTCTTCGCCTTCCAGCTGCGGACGCTCGACTTCGCCGTCCCCACCACGAAGGCCCACTTCCTGATCGGCCCCGAACAGCCGGCCGGACAGGTGCAGCCCGACATCGTCGCGCAGCGCCCGGCGAACATCGTCACCTGCTTCGCTGGCGAAAACCCCGTGAACATGGTCTCCAAGGTCTGCATCGTCTCGCAGGCGGACATGCCAGGCTTCGCCAGGGAGTCCGCCGCAGGCCTTCCACATCGAGTGACCTACGTCTCCAGCTACCCTCTCGGGGAGCTCTGGTTCGATATTAAGGTCCCCGTGGGATGGACGATCCGCCTCTGCTACTCGAAGGCCCTGCCGGAGATGAAAATCGACGACGTCCTCGACGTCCCTCCGGAGTACCAGGGGACCCTTTCGTGGATGCTCGCCCAGCTTCTGACGGCCCGCTACAAGGTCACCTCCGAAATCAAGGCCAAGATCAAGGCGAACTCGGACTGGTTCGAGAGCGCGATCCGGAAGAATACCACCGTGAAGACCCCGGTCCGCGCATACGTCGACGGCGCCTTCAGCAACATAATCACGAGGAACTGACGGATGGCCGAAGGCGTGACGATGGTCCCTTTCGTCGGCGGGTCTTACGACCTCTCCGCGCGGTTCGTCTCGCCGCAGCGCACCGTCAACTTCTACCCGGAAAACACCGCATCCGAAGCTCGCGTCCAGCAGATCCTCGCGCCCACCCCCGGCGAGCGCGTCCTGCCGCAGTTCGACAAGGACGCCTTCAACGGCCAGAAGTGCAAGGCGCTCTACTGGAGCTCTAGCGGCCCGAACGGCGAGCCCTGCCTCTGGGCCGTCTTCGGAAACGCTCTGTACCGCATCAAGTCCCTGGACGACTCCCCGGAGCAGATCCACGGCGCCTCCGTTTCCGCAGGAGCCGTTTCTCTCTCCGTCTCCGACAACGGCTTCCTGCTGGCCATCGCGGACGGAACGCAGCTGCTCGTCTGCTCGCTCGACGCCGCCGTGCCGGTCCTGAAGAAGGTCTCCCTCCCCGAGGTTGAGGCCGGCTACACCGTCTTTCCCTCGATGGTCGCCTACATCGCGGCCCGCTTCGTCATCAACGACGACAACATCGGCGCACCGAAGAGCAGAAACATCTTTCTCTTCTCGAACCTGAACTCGCAGCTGCCCGGCTCCGGGGCGAACGAGATAGAGTTCGTGGTCCACGGGACGACGCAGGCACAGTACTACACCGCGGAATACTCCGCGGACCCCATTACTGCGATGGTCGTCAACGAGGGGCGGCTCTGGCTCTTCGGTCCGAACTCCTACGAGGTCTGGGCGCCCGGCGCGAACTCGGAGACGGGCGATGACCCGTTCAACTGGGTCTCCGGGGCCACGGCGGACATTGGGACGCAGGCTCCGGGATCCGTCGCGCAGATCGGGGAGTCCGTCTTCTGGCTCGGCGGCTCGTCCTCCGGGCGCAATTCGGTCTACATGGCCACCGGGCTGCGCCAGCCCATCCGCATCTCCACGAACGCCCTGGAGCGCCGCATCTCCGAGATCGGCTCCTCCTCCGCGGCGATCGGCTTCTGCTACACGGACGAGGGCCATGTTTTCTACTGCATGACCTTCGACGAGGCCGGCCTCACCGTCTGTTTCGACGCCTCCACCGAGCTCTGGCACGAACGCAGCAGCCGGAACTGGACGACCGGCGAGGACGGCGCATGGCTTCCCCGGTTCCCCGTGAACGGCTTCCAGCAGCGCCTCTTCTGGGGGACCACCTGGGGCCAAATCGCGGAACTCGACCACAAGAGCGGGAAGATGCTCGACGCTGCGGACGGGAACGAGGACTTCCCGGCGATCCGCCGACGGATCGGCCCGGTGCTCTGGTCGGCGAATAGGCGCGTGGTTGTCTGGGACCTTCTCGTCGACATGGAGGTCGGCACCACCGGGGAACTGAAGCCCGAAGACGCCGACAACCCCGGCCCGAACTCGCAGAACCCCCGCGCCATGCTCCGCGTGTCCCGCGACGGCGGCTATACGTGGGGGCCGTCGACCTGGCGCTCGTTCGGGCGGCAGGGGAACTACGCGAAAACCGTGCACTGGATGAACCTCGGCTGGGGGCGGTCGTTCGTTGTCGAGCTCTCCTTCAGCGAGGACTTCCCGTTCTGCATCGCCGGACTCCGTCTCGGCTTCGAGGAGTGCGAACTGTGATCGAAGTCTATGAAAAATGGGCAAAGCCCGAGGCCGATGGAGCGATGGACACCGCATGGAACGCGGTCGTCTCGGCGCTGGTCGGGATGCAGGGCGAGCACAAGGCCTCGCTCGGCGCGGAGAAGGTTCCGTTCCGGGCCTTCGGCAACAAGGCCGAGGCGTTTTTCGCGCTCAACTGGACGGGGACGTCCACCCTCGACGGCCTGCCGTCCAACGGCAAGGGAACGCACCGCGGCGGCATCGTGACGGACGTCGGCAACGGGACGCTCTACCAAATCGCGCCTGGCGCGAAACAAGTCACCCTTTCCGGCGCGTCCGGGGACCTCTTCAAGGTCGAAATCTGGTTTTAGGAGGAAAAAACGATGGCAGCACCTCTTCTTGTCGCAGGCGGAGCAGCGGCCCTCGGGGCCCTCGGGAGCGCGCTGGGAACCAGCTCGAAGAACGAGCGCCTCTCCAAGGCGCGGAAGGAACTCTCGGCCCTGAAGCAGCAGCAGGCGCAAGGCTACCAGGACCTGCAGACCGGGCTCTCGCAGGCCTATTCGCCGTACACGCAGAACGCGCAGGGCGACTTCGACGCCTACCGCGGCGCGGCTGGCTCGTTCGGGACGCAGCAGCGCGAGTACGCCGACGCCGGGGACTTCAACTTCGACCTGAACGCCGCGATCGACTCGCTGATGGACCCGTACCTCTCCGGACGGACCGAAGCGGCGACGAAGGCGCTGGAAGGCTCCGCGGCCAATGCGGGGAAGCTGAACTCCTCCGCCACGCTCTCCTCGTTGGCGAAAAAGTCCGGCGAGCTCTACTCCGACGCCTGGAAGGACGCCCTGGGCGCGGCCCAGCGCCAGCAGGCGCAGGAGTACGGGCAGTGGTCCGACTCGATCAACCGCGAACGGCAGGCCGTGGACCAGTACAACGCGAACCTGATGCGAAAGCTCGAGGTTCTCGGCTCACTCTCCAACACGGGAATGGGCGCGACCCTCGACCTGGCCGGAAAGAACGCCGCCCTCGGCCAAGAGTCGCTGACCAACCAGGGGAACCTCGACCTCGAGCGGATCAAGCTCGGGACGCAGAAGGGCAACGTCTGGGGGAACTCCCTCACCGGCGGCCTCAACGTCGGCGCCAACGTTCTCGGCGCGCTTTCCAAGTAGGAGGACAAGATGGCACTTCTCGACCTCTCGATCCTCGGCTCCACGTCCCAGATTAACCCGGACGCGGAGGGCGACCGCTACGCCGCCGCCGTCGCCAACGCAGTCACGTCCGGCATCGGCTTCTGGAAGACGCAGAAGGCGAAGAAGCTGATGGACGAGTACAGAAAGTGGTCCGAACTGACCCCCGCGGACAAGTTCGATATGGACGCGGAGACGCAGGCCCGGATGGGCGACTTCGACGTCGCGAAGGACGCCGGGGAGCGGTTCAACCGCCGGAAGGAGGAGTACTTCTCGAAGGCGCCGAAGGTCGAAGACGTCAAGCTGACCGAAGCCGCCACGGACGAGCTGAACCAGCCCGTCTCCACGCTCGATCCGGAACTCCAGCTCGACATCGACGAGCAGGAACGTGCCGACATGGCCGAGGAGGACGCCAGGCGCGTCGCCCGTGCCGAGAAGGCGCGAGCCGACTACGAGTCCGGATGGAACGAGGAAGAGGCCCGCGCGGCAGCGAACGCCGAAGCGCAGGCCGAGTACCAACGCCGCCTGGCGCAGGCCCGCAGGGGAGCGCAGGAAGCCTACGACGCCCTCTTCGACTCTCCCGAAGCCCGCGCCGAGTACGAAGAGGTCCGCAAGAGCATCTCCCCGTTCACGGGATCGGGCGCCGAACGGCGCGCCAAGTTCGACGACGAGCGGCTCTATGAGCTGGCCGACCGGGTCCGCTGGTACCGTCCGGACCTCGCTGCCGCCATTGAGCAGCGCGCCGCCCAATCCGCCCAGAGGCGAATGGCGCTGGAAGCGCGACGTGCGCAGATGTTCTCCCCGCAGGCGGTCATGCAGCGGGCGCAGATCGCGCTCGACGCCGCCGTCCGTCGCCGCGACCGGATCGCCGCGCAGCTCGCCGGGGACGAAAACAACGAGAACCTGCAGAACCAGCTCCGGCAGGCCGAAGCGCAGGTCCAGGCCATCCAGGCCTCCTACGATCAGGCTTTTCAGGGCTATTTCGGCGCAGACATCGGCTCCGGGGCCGCGAACGGCGAAGGGCCGGACGTCGTCGAAGCAGTCACCCGCCAAAATCGGCTCGTTTCCGAGCTCCTTCCGCGCATCGGGGAGTTCGCGAGCCTGGCCGACTACCTCGACGAGGCCCGGAAGCTGGGCGCCAGCAACAAGAGCCTCGGCGCCCTCCGCCAGGCCTGGAAGCAGCGCTTCGACGAAGAGCAGCGGGCGAAGTCCGCGGATCAGCGCGACCGATCCCTCGACCAGGGCGACGTCCGGAACGCGAACGCGAAGCGGGCCCTCGAGCTCCGCGAGCTGGAAATCGCGAAGAAGGACGCAGGCGTCTCCGCGGGCGGCATCTACTCGCAGGCCAACATCTCGAAGGCCGAGGGCGTGGTCCGCGCGCTGCAGAACGGCCAGGACCTGAAGACGCAGGTGAACGCGCTGAAGTCGCTCGGCTACGACGTGCAGCTCGACACGGCCTCCGGCGGGTTCATCCTCTTCCGGTACGGGAAGAAGGTCGCCGAGGTTGGCGCGCAGGACGCGCTCCGCTGGCTGCAGAACGACTACCTGCCGAAGGCCTACGAGGCGCAGTCGAAATTCGCGAAGAAGAGCGCCGAGAAACCCGCCGCGCCCGCGGCGACCGCCGACGGCGAAGTCACCCCGGAAGACTATCTCGGCATTTGACGAGGAGCTGAACGATGAAATCTCTCGACGATGAAACCCTCGGGCAGCGGTACAGCCTCTCGCGCGAAACCTACGAGAAGATCAAGGAGGAAGCGCTGCCTCGTCTGAACGACGACCAGCCCATCCGCGACGTCGCGAAGGCGCTGAAAATCGCAGGTTTCACCACTGGAGAGATCGCCGCGTCCTTCGACGCGCTCGCCGCCGACGGGTACTCCTTCCTCCCCGAGATCCTGAAGTACTCCCGGGCGAAGGTCAAGCGCCCTTACCCGGTCGAGACCAACGTCGACCGCGAGGAGATGGCCGCGTATCTCCGCTACCAGGCCTGGAAGCAGCAGCGGGACGTCCTCCGGGAAGAGAAACCCGTCCTTTCGCAGGTTTTCCCCGGTATGCTGCAGGGCCTCCGCGCCGACGCGAAAAGCGGTAGGGACCCGGACAAGTTCGACCCCAAAGACCCCGGCAGGATCGCCGTGGACGCCTTCACGGCGCCGTTCCGCGCTGGCTGGAAAGCCTTTGGCGACGCCATAGACAAGAGCAAGTACCCGGAGCTTTACGCGAACCCCGAGACGCGGCAGTACATCCCCGGGCGCTGGAAAGGGCAGGACATGGACGACCCCGCGGGGGCGTTCAACGACGTCTGGATGGCCGCTTCGATGCTGAACCCCGGTAAACTCGTCCGCGCGGGCGCCGGGAAAATCCTCGGGAAGACCGCCGTGCCTCGGATCGCCGGGCGCGGGCTTCAGGTGCTCGGGACGCGCGCGTCCAAGTACGCGCCCCCCGTCGGCAGGTTCATGACTGACGTCGGCGTGGAGACCGCTGGGGCCTACGGAGCCAGCCGCATCTCCGACTTCACCCGCCCCTATTCGGTCGCGGAGGCCGTGATCGGCGGAGGAGCTGGCATCGGCTCCCAGCGCCTGCTCGAGAACCTTCCCCGGGCGCGCGCGTTCGGTAAAGCCCTCCGGGCGAAGAGCTCCGCTTTGAAGGATCGCGCGCTTCCGACCATCTACGGCGAGCGGGCCGTCCCCGCGGTCCCCGCCCGCGGCGCAGAAGACGGCCTCGAGGCTGCGCAGCGTTCCGCCTTCGACGGCGTCTCGCAGAGCCTCGCGGTCACCTCGAACGGAACGCCTGCCGGGGGCCTCCCCGTGTCCGTGGCCTCCGCTGCCGGAGAAACCGCCGGACGCGCCGCAGGTGCGCAGGGCGAAGTCTTCGCGCAGAACGTCAAAGACCCCACGCTGCGCTACCTGATCCAGAAACTCGGGCTGAAGCCCGAAGAGATCCCCGGCGCCGTCTTCAACACTCGCGGCGGCGAGTCCGTCATCGGGGCGCTGGAGCGGAACATTGGCTCGTCGGCCCACGGCGACCAGTTCCTGCAGCGCCACGCGGCATTCAAGACCAGACTCAATAAGCGGATGACGGAGGCGCTGAACGCGCCCGTGAACGGACGCCTCCCAAACACCGACCCGACCGACGCGATCTACTTCCTGCGCGACCATTGGAAGGAGATCAAAGACCGCGCCTTCGACGGCCATTTCAACTTCGCGAACAAGTTCGAGGGGAAGCTGGCCGAAGACCTGGCCCAGGCAGACGAAATCGCCTACTCCAAGCTCCTCCAGATGGCAGAGGCCGACCCCGGCATCGGCATCTCGGAGACGCTGGAAAAGTACGCCACTCCGACCAGGACGAAGGACCTCCTGAAGACCCGCCGCGGCCAGATCAACCAGAAGCAGGCCGGGTGGGAGAACGTCGACGAGTTCCGGAAGCTCGGCCAGGACGAGCAGAAGCTGATCGACCAGGTGGAGGAAGCCCTCGGCGACAACGACTTCAGCCCGCTGCGCAGGATCCGCCAGCTCGCCTACGGCGTTCAGAACATCAACGACTACCTCTTCACGAAGTCCGCCGAAAAGAAGCTCCTCAACTCCTCCGAGAAGTTCCTCTCTTCGCTGAAACAGCGGATGAAGGACGACATGGAGGCGATCCTGACGTCCGGGTGGTTCGGCGATGCCGGGCAGGCTGCGGTCGGCCCGTGGCGCGAGTCCGCGGAGAAGGCGGCGAAGTTCCTGGAAGGGGAGCGCGCGCTGGCCCCGTACTTGAACCCGCAGACGATCGACGCGACCGGGTTTGTGAACCACCTCAAGGGCGGTCGCGACTTCGACGCGAAGGTCCGGACGGCGCTGGAGATGGGCGGCGAGTTCGGGAAAAACTCGCTCGACGACATGAGACGGATCCAGCTCCTCAACACGATCAAACTGGACAAGGACGGCATAGCCGGGACGACGACCCGCGAAAACGCGGACAAGATCTCCGGCCCGATCCTGACCCTCTTCGACAAGGGAGACCCGCTGCTGGGCGAGTATCTGGCCATCGTCACGGCGCTTTCGCGCGCCGGGTCTCCCATCGAGGCCGGGTCCGCGGCTGGCCGCAACTTCATCTCGGAGTTCCTGATCGGGGAGCCCTCGCACTGGTGGAAGATGCGGAAACTGAACGCCGCGCGCGAAGAGGCGCTGGCCCGGGAAGGGATCATCCCGCCGAAGCGCGCCGCCTGGGAAGACGCCGTCGCCACGCCGTCGACCGGGGCTCGCGCTGCGGAAGAGGCTCCGGTCCCCGGCCCGATGACCGAAGCCCCGGAGCTGCCCGGCGAACGTGTGCCTGCGCCTCCGGAACGGAGCGCCGCGGACGTCATCGCGACCACCTCGGAGCCCTCCTCGGTCATTGACGTCACGCCCGCCCCTTCCGCGCCGGAACCGCCCGCGCTGCCGCCTTCGACGAGCAGGCCGAGCAGGCTGCGTGTCCTCGGAACGACCGCTGCGAACGCCGCGAGCGGCGCAGCAGGGCTCGCCGCCCGTCGGAAAGCGCAAGAGGACGAAAACGACCGCTGGCTCGCGGAGCATTACGGATGGAAGCCCCGGGCCTTCTTTGAAGTGAACTGAAAACCCCCAAAAAGGAGCACAAAATGGACAAGCGACAGATGGACGAATGGATCGCCGGAGAGATGCGCCGCCACCCCTGGGCGGACGAGCGGATCGCCCGGAAGATCGTCGAGGACAACCTCCGAGACGACATCCATTTCTACGACCACGCGCTCAACAAGGACCAGCGCATGGCCGACGAGGTCGGCGGGCCGTCCGAAGACGAGATGCGCGACCCGTACCCGTCCGACGACGAGGAAGACGACGAAGAGGACGAGGAAGAGCGGAGGCGCCACCGCCACGGGCACAAAGGCGGCGTTTTGATCGTCTTCGGCGGCAAGAAGAAGGACGACGGCGACCCCTATCCGGAGGACTAGACCGATGGAACTGCGCTCTCTGACCTTTCCGCGAGGCCCGGTTTTCGACGCCGACGGCGAACTGGCCGTCGGACACGCCCTGGCCTGCTACTATCCGGGGACGGACACGCTCCGGACCTGGTACGCTGACGCGGGCCTGACGACCCCGGCTCCGAACCCGGACCTGGTCGGCTCGGATGGTCGGATCGCGCAGAAATTCCTCGGCTCCGGGCCGTCGGAGATCCGGCAGTACTCGCCCGTCTCCCCCTCCTCGGTCATCCCTGACGACCTGCAGGACTTCCCCGGCTCCGAATGGGCGCTGGAGTGGTCCTGGCTGGAGGACGGCGTCTCCCCCAGCCCGGGCGCGGTGGTCCTGATCGTGGACACGGTGGACGAGCTGCGCGCCCTCGAGGACGAGGACGCGAAGAAGGGCCTCGTTGCCGTCCGCGGGTACTACGCCGCGGCGGACAAGATCGGCGTCCGCTTCTACCAGTACAAGTCGGCCTCGAGCCCGAGCGACGACGGGGGCGCGGTCCTCGGTTCGGCTATGGGCGGGCGGTGGTTCCTGAAGGTGCAGACCGCCGACGTGGACGTCCGCTGGTGGGGGGCTCTTCCTGACACCGCCGAAGACCGCAGCTCCGCGATCGCGGCTGCTGCTGCGTGGACCTCTGCGAACGGCGTCACGCTCTGGTTCACTGCTGGCTGCTACCAGGTTGTCGGGGGCTCGGTGAGCCTCGGCCCGGTGCGGATCGACGAAGGCGTCACGTTCAACGCGACTGACTCCGTTTACGCGCTGACGCTGACCTCCGCGTGGGAAATCGGCGGGACGAGCGCCCTCAAGGACGCCGCGTCGTCCTACGCCGTCCGCGTGAACTTCGGCGCCGGCGCGACCGTCGGGACCGTGTACACCGCGTGGAACGGAACGGACGCCGACCTGACCCGGTACCCAGGCCAGCACGTGGTCGTCGCGGCCGGTTCGGACGGGCTGTCCAATCTGTCCGGGGCCGTCACGCTGGCGTCGCTGACGCTGTCCGCCGACGTGACCTGTGGCCTCGCCAACCTGCTGACCGTGGGAACCCTGGTTTCGAACGGGTTTACCCTGACGAACGACAGCGGTTCGTCGCTGACCATCGGGCGTTTCGACCGCGCGCCGGGCGATCCGGCGGCGCTGGATTGGACGACCGCCGGGGGAACGCTCACCGTCCTGTCGGATTTCCGCGCGTCGGACGTGGACGGGCTGACGCTTGACTACTTGCAGGACGCGGCCATCGTCCTGACCGTGGACGCGGACCGGACCCTTTCGGCCTCGCGCGTTTGGTCGTCCGTCACGCTCCAAACGGCCGGGGGACTGCTGGCCGCCAGCGCGGACACCGTGGAAATGGGACTGAAGGACGTGCGCGGCGACGGCGTCGTGTTCGGCGCAGGGTGGTCGAACGGGACCGCCGCGCGAATTCTGATTGCGACGTGGGGTTCCCTTCGCGCCGTGCATTTCGGCGGCACGCTGGGGGATGGGTCGTTCGCGTCGATTACCATGAACCACGCCAGCGCGGAGGTCGACCTGGAGGGCTGGACGGCCAACGTTTCGCAGCTTTGGCTTTCGTCGAACCCGCGAATTAGGAACGGGCGCGTCAACCTGTCCTACAACGCCGCGCGGCCCGACATTACGTCGGCGCTGGAGCTGGCCGACCTGACGCTGAATTTCGTGGGCGGGACGCTGGTCGTCGCGGACGGCGGGGCGCTCCAGCTGACGAATTGCACCGTGTCGGCTGACACCATGAACTCGTCGTTCATCCAAATCGGGAAATCCGCGGACACCGTCGGCGGGGAAATCGGCATTTTCGAGAACTGCGTTTTCTCCAAATTCATGCGCGTCCAAATGGTCGCCGGATCGACCGCGACGACGCCGCCGTTCCTGCGCGCGACAGACTGCGTTTTCCAGGCGGGGTTCCACGACGGCATCGGGCCGCTTTCGCTGACTGGCGACATTGAACTGGAGCATTGCACCGTGTCCGCGGTCGTTTTCCTGGTCGACGCGCCGAGGTACGTGCGGATCCACAACTGCCTGTTCGTCATGCAACCTGGCGACTCGTCCAACGTCACGGCGCTGATTGACGTCTCCGACGTGACCTACGCAAACAACCTCATGGCCGACATTTCGGGCAACACGCCCGAACTGCTGGTTTCGTCGGACACGACGTCGAAATACTGGCCGCAGACGCGCGGACATTTCCGCGTCCTGAACGCCGACCCGAACGACCCGTGCGGCCCGTTCCGGACGGGCATGTTCTGCGGCGTTGGGTCCGGTGGCACTGTCATCAAGGCGTCGGGCTGTTTCGTCGCGTCCTGTCCCATGGGCTACGTCGCGACCCATCATTCGACGGACCCGACCGGAGGCGTGGAGCTGGACCCGAATTCCAGCGCGTCCCCGACCGTGGACATTGACGTCATTTTCGACATTTCGAGGTAGTCTATATGGTCGTCGCGTACCCTCCGTTCTTTCCCTCGCAAATCCTGGACGACGCCGGGCAGCCCGTCGCAAACGGGCGCGTGCTGGCGTACTACGCCGGGTCCGACGTTCCCGCGCCGCTGTTCTCGCCTGACGGGACGGCGCTGGGGTCGTCCGTCACGCTGAATTCGTCCGGGGAGGCCGTGTTCTGTCTCCGCGCCGGGACCGCGTACAAGCTGACGTGCCTGGACGCGCAGGGCGCGACCGTGTGGACGCGGGAAAACGTCAAGGTGACGACAGCGGACAGCGGCATGGCGAACCCCATGGAGGCGGAGGGGGACATCATCGTCGGCGGCCCGGACGGCCAGCCGGACCGGCTGGCGATTGGTTCCGACGGCGACGCGCTCCAAGTCGTGAACGGCGCCCTGACTTACGCCCCGGCGACGGGCGACCATAAGGTGCTGGGCGACGTTGGCGACAATTCGCCCGACGTGCTGAAAGAAAAACTGATAGCGCTGGCGCCGCTCTCCAAAGACGTGTTGAACGCGGCCGGGAACAAGATGGTCCGGTTCCAGCTGACGAAAGGCACCGACGGCCAGGCGCTGAAAACCTACACCGACGGCGGCCAGCTGAAAGTGGGCTGGCGCGACGACGAGGACGGGAAGGTTTCTGTTGACGGCACGGATACGGCCGGGTATCTGGAGGATAAGGTCGTCGCGGGGACGGGCGTTTCCGTGACGAAATCCGGCGGCCAGCTGGTCGTCGCGGCGACGGGCGCGGACACGAACGAAGTCAAAACCAGCGCGACCGACGACCACCCCGGCTATTTGCAGTCGAAGGTGCTGGCGGGCGACCTTATCAAGGTCGAAAAGGAACAGACGCCGGACGGCGACGGGGGCTACACCGAAGACCTGCGCGTGCACCTCGACGCGCGTGGCGTGACGGCGGGATATGTCCCGACCGCGGACGGCTCCAACGGCGCGGCGTGGGCGGCTCCGGCCGCCCAGCCCGGCGACCACCACGTCGTCGTCACGGGAGCGGACGCGTCGGCTGGCACGCTGGCGGACAAGCTCGTCGCGGGTAGCAACGTGACCCTGACGCCCGTCACCGACGGCGACGGCGTGCAGACCCTCGAGATTGCGGCCACGGGCGGCGGAGGTGGGGGCGGTCGTCAGATTTGGACGAGCGGCGCGCCGTCCAACATCAAGAACGGCGGCCATGGGGCGGACAATATGCAGATTGTCAAGACCCCGATTTTCCCGCCGTTCGAAACCGTGGCCGCCGTTGGTCTTATGCCTTATCGTCAAACGACGGGAGACGCTTATATCGTCCCGACCGAAATGGATTTGGCGATTTACGAGGGCGACTCTGAGGCGACTGCGGTAAAGGTCTCTGCGTTCACATTCTCCGGCGCGAACAAACCCGCATCGTGGACGGACGGACAAATTCTTTGGTTTGACTTCGACGCGCCCGTCAATTTGGATTTGACAAAAAACCATTATCTCGCAACGACCTCAAAATGTTGGGCGGGGGTGTCGGGGTCGTGGCGGTATAATTGGGTTCTCACCGCGCACTATACGTCAGGCGATATGCTCCCGGACGCGGTGAAAGCTAATATGACATTCCCCAAGTGGGGAATTGGCTCGTCTATCCCGGCCGCTCTGCCCGACAACTATTCTTCGACGAGCGGTAGTTCTTCGTATAGCAACGGAGAATGGCCGTTTGTTTGCCTCTGCAACAAGCCTATGCACTCGTAGGGCGCTCTATGGATTGGCCGTCACTCATCAGCGAAATGGGCCCGTGGGGCTGCACCCTCGCCGTCGTGGTGTGGGCGTTTCTCCAAAAGCGGAACGACCCGGAGAAGGACGAAATCTTCGTCCGCTTGCGAGCCGTCGAGGTGCTGATCGCGCGGATTGACGAGCGTATCGACGCCATCAAGGCGGCCATCGAGAAGCTGGAGGCCAGGTGATGAAGATCTCCGGCGTCGAGACGGCCCCGCCCATCCTTCGGAAGCTGCCCAATGGCGACCGCTGGGAATACGCGGAGCTCTGGTCGTGCCGCATCCACCTCAAGGGCGAGGGCGTCCTCGCCGTCCGCATCGCCCCCGGATATTGGACTGACCTCGCCTCGGTGCCCCGTGCCCTGCGCGGGGCCTTTGACAACGGCTCGGGCGACTTCGGCGTGCTCATCGCCTCGCAAGTGCACGATATGCTCTACTCCACGCATTACGTGAGCAAGGAATTTTCCGACGACCTTTTCCGGCGCGTCCTCCGGTTCTACGGCATGGGCTCCTGCAAGGCGAACCTCTACTACTACGCCGTCCGCCTCTTTGGCGGCGACGCCTGGAACGGGAACGAGGACGACATCGAGTTCGACCGGAAGTTCTGCGTGTTCGAGTGGCTGGACCGCTAGACCAGCGGGCAGTCGTCAAGCCACGCCAGCAGCTCGGCGTACCTCTTCCGGATCGCGTCGAACCGCTCCGCCTCCCGCCCGGCGTGGGAGTACCTCGACCGCGTGAAGTTCATATCGGTATGCCCGAGATTGTCCGCGACCACGTCGATGGAGTACCTCCCGGCCCTCCTCCAGTTCGACGCCGCGGAGTGGCGCAGCCGGTGGGCGGCGACGCCCCACGGCTTGAGGTGGCGGTCCAGCTCGGTGGCGAGGTCCTCGGTCTCCCGGAATACCAGCCCGGCCTTGAGCAGCTTCAGGCCCGTGGCAGGGGGCAGGGGAGCCTTGCGCCGGGCCGCCTCGGTCTTTCCCTCGTGGACCTGCACAAAGCCCTCCGCGGGCTTCCAGTCAGCCTTGCGGCTCCTCTGCAGCTCCCCGGCCCGCAGGCCGGTCACCAGAAGCGCCAGCGCCACGTGGAGCGCCCAGCGGTCGCCTGCCGCGGCCAGACCTTCGAGGAGCTTCCGCTGCTCCTCGTCGGTGAGCGCGTCGACGCGCTTCCGCGTTCCGACGATCGCCACGCCGTCCGCCTGGTCCCCGTACTCGACGAGCCGCCTCTGTTTGGCGAGGTGCAGCGCGTCCCGCAGGCACCCGATCTCGAACCGCATGACCCGCGCCGAGATCGGGGCCTTGCGCCCATCGGCCCGGTGCGCGGATCGCCACGCCCCGAACCCTTGGCACTGCTCGGCGGTGAGGTCGTCGGAGAGGACGATGCCGAGGTCGGCGCCCCACGCCTTGAACGTCTCGGCGGTCTTCCGCAACGTCTCGACCATCCCAGGCCGCCGGGCGGCCTCGGCCTGCACCAGCCACGCGTCGACCACGTCGGAGAACGTCGCCGTGCTCTGGATGGCGGCCCGGAGGCCTGGAGCGGAGGCGCGGATGATGGACAGCCATTCCCGCCGGGGGAGGCGCAGGAGCTCTCGAACCATCGCCCCAAGCCGCTCGGGGGTGAGCACTTTGGCCTCGGCCTCCGAGAGCGCGGAGACCATCACGTCGTGCGCTTCTAGCGCCCGGGGCAGTTCCTCGGGCGGTACGCGGTACCAAACGCGCCTCCCGTCCTCGCGCCAAACAACCCGCGCTGCTTCCTTTTCGATCCACGCCATGGCAGTCTCCCGTGGTGGACAAATCGTGGCATTTTAGTCTGGTATGCGCCTACAAAGGGGCAGATGGTGGACAAATCGTGGCACCCTCTGCCGGTCTCGGTCGGTCATCTAAATCGCCGTTTTCGTCCTCTTTTCTGCGTTTTTGGCGAAAATCGCGCCGTTTCCAGGAGTGCCGAGAGAGGGACTTGAACCCTCACGTCCTTGCGGACAGCGGATTTTGAGGCCGCTCCCGTCCTCGTTTTTGGCTCGTTTTCGCCGTTTCCCCTCTCATTTGTGGACAAATCGTGGCTTTTAGTTTTTCAGCGCCTCCAGTGGTCCACTTCGATGGCGGTGGGCGTTTCTCGCCTTTCCTCCAGAGCACGGAGACGCGCCTCGATCTCCCGAAGCTGGTTCACGACATCGGCCTCTGTCTTCCCCGTCGCGTCGACGTACATCTCGCCCTCTCCGACTAGTAGCCAATTCAGGTTGAGGCCCATGTAGTATAACGCAACGAGATTATCCGGCATGATCTGCCGGGCGCTGGTCTCCCAAGATGCGACGGACGCCTGGGACACGCCTAGACGCGCCCCGAGAGCCGCCCCTGAAAGGCCCTGCTTTTTTCGCCAGAATTTCAGCCTTTCTCCGATGGTCATAGAAACCCTCCGAAAAAAAATCACGCTCCGCGTTTTTTCTATTGACAAGTATCGCGGAAAGTGATAGCTTTACCACAGACACCACCACCACCACCACGAAAGGTACAAAAATGAACGCGAACACCGAGCAGAAGAGCCAGCAGCGGAAGCCGCTCGAGTACTGGCGCCGCCTCGCCGCTCGCGCCTGCAAGGCCGCGAACGCATCCCCCGAAACCTGGCCCGCCGCCGTCGTCCGCGAGATGGCGAAGGGGCAGCGGGAATATCCTCGCGCGATCGCCTCCCGCGTCCGCGCGCTCTACCAGAAGGACCTCGCCCGAACGCAGGGCAACGACTAGCCGGGAGCCGGGGCGCCTCGATACCCACCCACTACACCTGTCCGTTTTCCGAATCGGGAGCCCCGGACCCGGCGAACCTTCCACCAGGAGACCCAAGATGAAGAAGCAGACGATCGAAACCGCGACCTTCGGAGGTCGCCTCTGCGTCCGGTCCGGCTGGTTCTGGATCGGCGCCACGCTGGCCGACCTCGAGGCCCTCTGGCAGGAGGAGACCCGCCGCAAGGCCGAGAAGCGCGACCTGCGCATCGCCTTCGCCCTGGCCGCGCTGGCCGTCGCCGTCACCATTGTCCGCAAGGCGGTCATCGGATGACCGACGAACTCCGGCAGATGCTCGCCGTGACGTCCGAGGCGGTTCTTTGGATGCCGCGCCGGGAGTACGCCAAGCTCCACGGCCTCGACCCGCACACCGTCTCCCGCCGGGACCGCGAGGGCGACATCCCCTCCAGGTATCGCCGGGGGAACCGGAAGAGCCTGCGGTACTGGCGGTATTACGACCCGTACAACCACGCAACCCTCCTCGGCATCGAGCCGCCGGGCGAGACCAGATAACGCAAAACAAGGAGAGACAGATGGACAGACAAGAATGGCTCAAGCGTCGAAAAGTCGGGATCGGAGGCTCCGAGGTCTCCGCCATCCTCGGGATCAACCCGTGGATGACGGCTCTCGACGTCTACAACGACAAGGTCGGCGCCGGTCGAGACGAGCCGGAGAACGAGTCCATGCGGATCGGGACCGCCCTCGAGCAGTTTGTCGCCGATCGCTTCACCCAGGAGACCGGGCGCAAGACCTCGCGCTTCAACCGCCTCCTCCAGGTCGGTCACTCAATCGGGAACGTCGACCGCCTCGTGGTCCCGGACGGCGCGAAGCTCGGGTCGTTCCAGAACGAGGTCCGGACGGACGAGCTCTTGGAGTGCAAGACCTCCTCGAAGGAATGGCCGGACGGCGTCCCTGCTCACTATTTGAGTCAGGTTCAGCACTACATGGGTCTCGACCCGGCGTTCAAGCGCGCCACGGTCGCCGTCCTCTTCCTCGGTTTCGACAAGCGGTTCCAGACTTATCTCGTCGAGCGCGACGACGCCCTCATCCGCTCGATGCAGGATGCGGTCGAGGCGTTCTGGACCGACCACGTCGAGAAGCGCGTCCCCCCGCCCCCGCAGACCGAAGAGGACTGCCGGAAGCTCTGGCTCGCCCACGAGCCCGGGAAGATCGTCGAAGCCGACGAGAAGCTGGCCGACACGGCCCGGCAGCTCGCCGCCCTCACCGCCGAAATCAAAGCGCGCGAGGAGGAGGCGAAGGAGCTGCGCGGGATGCTGATGGCCGCGATCGGGGACGGCGACACGCTCGTCTTCGGCTCCGAAAAGCTCTGCACCTGGAAAAACAACAAGCCCTCGAACAAGGTGAACTGGGAAGCGCTCGCGACCTCGCTCAACCCTGCCGACGAGCTCGTCCAGCAGTTCACTGAAACGAAACCCGGCGCGCGGATCTTCCGCCTCGCCGTCAAGTAAAGGAGAAATAAACGATGGAACAGACTACCGCTATCCAGACCGCTCCCGCGATCGGCCTTCCCGACGTCCTGAAGATGGGCGAGATCGCCGCCAAGTCCGGCTTTCTCGGCGTCCGGAACGCCGACGAGGCCATCACCCTCATGCTGGTCGCCCAGTCCGAAGGGCGCCACCCGATGACGGCGGCCAAAGAGTATCACATCATCAAGGGGAAGCCCGCCCTCAAGGCGGATGCGATGCTCGCCCGGTTCCAGCTCGCTGGCGGGAAGGTCGAGTGGAAGACGATGACGGACGATCGGGTCGTCGGCGTCTTCAGCCATCCGCAGGGCGGCTCGGTCGAGGTCGACTGGGACATGGCCCGCGCGCGGAAGGCGCAGGTCGTCGGCGTCAACCCGAACTGGGGCAAGTACCCGCGCCAGATGCTCCGCGCGCGCTGCATCTCCGAGGGCGTCCGCTCGGTCTATCCGGCGGTCATCTGCGGCTTCTACACGAAGGAGGAGGTCGAGGACATCGTGGCCGAGGAGTCGGCGAAGGAGCGCCCCGAATACGCGCGCGAGGCCGCGCCCGCGCCCGTCAAGACGAAGAAGCAGAAGCCCGCGGAGATCCTGAAGGAGGCCGCGGAGAAGGCGTCGAAGAAGCAGGAGGCCGTCGAGGTCGAGGCCGAAGTGGTCAAGCCCGATCAGGAGCCCGAGCCCCAGCCCTCCCCCGAGGAACCGAAGGTCGCCTTCGAGGTGTCCTCCGAGCCGCTGGAGCCCGCGCCGAAGGAAAGCGCCGAGGCGATCGCGGCGCGCATGGCGTCGAAGGCCTCCGCCGAAGCCGAGCAGCCGAAGTCGCCCGCCGACGACATGGCCGAATGGATCGAGTCGGCCCGGGACGCCGCCGAGCACGGCGTCTCCGTCACGGAACTCAAGGAAAAGGGCTGGGCGCACTTCGGGAAGCCGCTGCCGTCCCCGGTCCTCAACGCCCTGATGGAGATCTACAAGAAGCAGCAGGAGGACGAAAATGGCCGCTCTTAACAAGGTCATGGTCATCGGCAACCTCGGGAGGGATCCCGAGGTCCGCCAGGCCGGGGACTCGATGGTGGCCGACTTCTCCGTCGCCGTCAACGAGAAGTACAAGGACCGGAACGGCCAGCAGCAGGACCGCACCGAGTGGGTGACCGTGGTCTGCTGGCGCCGCCTGGCCGAGATCGCCCGCGACTACCTCCGCAAGGGTTCCACCGTCTACGTCGAGGGGAAACTCTCGACGCGCAGCTGGCAGGACAAGACCTCCGGGCAGAAGCGCTACGCCACGGAGGTCGTGGCCGAGAACTTCCAGATGCTCGGCGGGAGGCCCGAAGGCGGGAACGGCCAGCGCCAGTCCGGGTACGAAGGCTTAAACGACTACTACGCGCCGCCGCAGGCACCGGCATCGTCCGGATGGTCCAACCAGGACGACCTGCCGTTTTAGGCGAGAAGGAGGGAAAAGATGAAATGGACACCTGAAGAAGTCAAGGGCAAGACACCGGAGCAGCTGGTCAAGATGCAGATGGAGGACTGGCTCTTCGACGACCCGGCGCTGATGGCGAGCTATGACCCCGAGAAGGTCGCCGACTGCCTGGAGTGGGTCGCGAAGAAGGTCCGGATGAACGCCGAACACGCCGGGGTCGCGGTCTGCTGCCACGAGGACGTTTTCCGAATGGCCCGCGACTACTTCGTCGACGGCCACGCCCGCATGGAGAAGGAGATCCAGGATCAGGCCATCAAGGCCGAGCAGGCCGGGCCGAAGCCGAGAAAGCGGAAGAAGGAGAAGGTCTACTCCGTCGAGAAGGTCGCCGCCGAGGCGGCTCCGCATCCCGCCGACCCGACGGCGAAGCCCGCGGAAGCGCCGGACCTCTTCGCCGAGGAGGTCCGCTGATGCACTGCTTCGACCGGGAGCAGCGCGTCCGGCTGATCCACGGCAGGCTCTGCCGCGAGGTCTACGCTGTGACGCGCTTCACGCCGCGCCCCTTCGCCGTCTTCCGCGAATGGGAGGACGGCAGGCGCGAAAGTCGGAACATCTACCTCCGGCCGATCGCGGGCTGGCTCTTCGCCGCTCCGGGCGACCGCTTCGAGTACGGCTCCGGCCACGTCTGCGCCGAGCCCTGGACCACCGATGCGCCGAAGAACGCCGTCTGCTGGGACTACCTCACCGCCGACGAGGAGTCCGTCGTCGCGGAGGCGCACCCTTCGTTCCGGTGGTGCCTCCGGAAGGCGGTCGAGCGCGGGTACAACGGGGCCGAGATCTTCGCCCTGCTGCGGGCGTTCAAAGCCGATCCGCGCGTCGAGCTGCTGGTAGGCGCGAGCATGAAGCACCTCGCCCTCTCCGCAGGCTTCCGCAGGCTCTCGAAGCGCCTCCAGCAGGACGTCGCCCGCTGGGCGATCCAGAACGGCGATTACGGCCTGCGCGCGGCGCTCGACTGCCTCCGGGAGCGCATCTCCGTCGGCGAATGGAACGAATGGAGGAGCGGGGAATGGCGGAACATGAACTACAAGACGTTCCGCTACCTGAAGACGCGCAACGTCTACCCGTGGGAGTATCGCGAGTACCTGCGCACGGTCCAGGAGGTGGGGAAGGACCCGTCGGACGAGTACTGGAAGTACCCGTCGAACTTCCGGGCGCGCCGGAGGTCCGCGGAGCGGATGTGGGCGAACCTGCAGAAGGCAAAGGAGGAGGCGGAACGACGGAAGCGGGAGCAGGAGCTGATCGCGGTCGCGTCGAAGTTCGACGCGGGAACGTTCGACGGCATCCGGGTCTGGGTTCCGACCAGCGTGGAGGAGTTCGCGGAGCAGGCGCAGGCGCTGGACCAGTGCCTGATGACGATGGATTATGCGGGGAAGGTGGCCCGCGGGGACTGCGTCCTGGTATTCCTCGCGCAGCGTGGGAAGCCTCTTGCGACGGCGGAGCTGCTGAAGCGGAGCCGCGGCTGGCGCGTGGGCCAGTTCTACGGGGACGAAAGGCTGGAAAACTACCTGGCAGGGAAGCGGGAGCGGAACGCGCTCTTGGACTGGGCCGGGAAGAACAAACTGGCGCTGAAGATCAGCGCGTAGGAGGGCGAAAATGACTCGAAATGAGATGCTCGAGAAGCTGATACCAGCGATCCGCATCCTCGACGCCGGGGCGGTTGACCTGGTCCAGCGCGGGCATAAACATAGCGCTCGCCACGTCCACGACGCAGCCTGCGGTCTGCAGGAGGTGGCGGAGGCGATCCTCGAGGAGATGAAGGAGGCGAAATGAAAGACGAAAAGAGCAAGCGCCCGTTCGCGAAGCTGGACGCGCACGAACTGAACAAGGCTATTAGCGGCATTTGCAGCGTCGACCTGGTCCTGCCTCGGGACAGCCTGTACAGCGCCGTCGACCTGCTGTTCCGGTCCGGTCCAAGCGCTGAATCGTTTTGGCACCGGGCGCAATCCATCGAGGTGCTGCTGGCGACGCTGGAAAACTCGCTGCGCCGTCTCGAATCGGATATGCGCGCGGCGCTCGAGGATATGGGCGGACTGCCCGAGGAGGAGGCCAAATGACTGACGCAGAATACGACTACCTGTTCCGCGACGCAGACCCGCGCTGGCAGGCGTATTACAGAATGCAGCGCGAGGAATACCGCAAGAAGCACCCGCTCACCAACTTCGAGGCCTGGCGTGAAAAGCTGACGCCGGAGTCTTTGATACGCCCCGACATCATGGCCGGATGTGTTCGCGTGAGAATCATCTGCAACGAAAACTGCCCGGTCAAAGACTGCCCCGTAATCAAGCACTTCTTTTATCTGAAAAAGCTAGAGGCGGGCGGGCATATCGTGACGCGCAGACAAGAGCTGGCGCACCGCCGAATCGGCCAGAAGTGCGCGACGTGGTTTCTGCGTTGGGCGAACGCCCCGGCGAAGGAGGAGAAATGAGCGAGAAAAACGGCTGGCTGACGCAGGGGAACGGCGAGTATTGGCTTACCGAAGCAGACAAGCGCGTTCCCGCTGAATGTCCGATTTGCGGTGCTCCCGTAAAACTTCGTTTTTTCGGCGAACCTGTTTTCACCTGCACCCGCGACAAACTCACGAAAGGAGGGCGGGAGCACTACTTCGGGACGTTGAAGTTTGTCCCCGACGAGGAGGCGAAATGAGCTACCAAGTCTGCGGAGACGACCGGATCAAGGTAATTGCGCGCGCGAAAGCGCACCTACTCCGGGCGACAAATATCGAAAGTTCGCCGGAAGAAATGGCCGTCCTAGATGACTTCATAATGCGCTGTTGGCAAATGGGCTGGCTGGAAAGATATGAGTTCGATTTTGATCGCTACATCGACCCAACTGGAAAGAATCCCACTCTATACAAATGCCCGATATGCGGAAACTTCGACGCAAAAGCCAGGGCAGACGGAGAGCTTTTCTGCGACTTCTGCGGGAATGTAATTCACCGAGAAGCGTTTCGAGGAGCGCTTAAAGTCAAACACGCGAAGGACGACGAGGAGGCCACGAAATGACGAAGCGCGAAATCTGCGAACGGCTGATGAACATCCACAACCGCCTACTCCACGAGTATGCGATGGCTGACGGGATGGAAGACATTGGCGTGGAGGAGATTTGCAAAGACCTCTGCGCACTAATCCTCGACCTCGCCGCGCCGGAGGAGAAGCCCGAAGAGCCGGAGGAGAAGCCCGAAGCGCCGAAATGGGTGAAGTGTCCAAGGTGCGGAAAGGTCGCCGCGCACGACCTACACGGCCACGGATACCTTTGGTGCGACGCTTGCAACGCATATACGTTCGGAGATTACAGGAACGCGCCCGAAGCGCCGGAACCCGAAACGCCGAAAGCGGAGGAGAAGCATCCCGGCATCATCGTTGACCCGAGCGGAAAGAACCCGCCGCACTGCTTGAAATGCGGTGGGAAAGCGAAGACCCATCATAACCTTTTCGCCGCTGGAGACGAGTGGGTCATGTGCGATAAGTGCATAGCGATGTTTCGCGTGAAGCCCAAGCGCGGGGAGGGGGAGAAGTGAACGACGAAATGACCGAAGGATGGCCGGAACCGAAGAGCCCGTTCCCGATCGGGCACGATCTCTATATGTCGCCGGACGAGATTAAGAACGCCGAAACAATCCAATACCACCAATCTAGGGGGAAGTATGGCCGAGACTGGAACCTGGTCGAGCAGTTCAAGCGTGAACTCCGCAGCGGTGCGCCGCTCATTCGACACTACGAAGACCAGCGACCTGCGCTTCTCACTGCGGTGCGCGAAATCCGCGAGGAGAAGGAGGTAGAGGCGCGCGCTCTGATGTTTGAAAACCCGTGGGCAAAGAAGGCGGAGGATGCCGAGAAGGAGCCGCGCCCCGGCGTGCTGGCCAAGCCGGGCA